GGAAGTCAGCAGGACACTCAACGCAGTAGGTAGTTATAAACTGCTGAATACATTCAACTAGAACCCAAGTAGTTTTGTTAGCCATGACCATCCTCCTGGTGATTTGACTTCGGTAAATTTGACATCTTGAAAATCAAAGATGTTGCCCATACCCCTTAATCGTTCCTCTGCTAAATACGCAGCTTTGTACTTAGGATGAATCCAACGTAACGCAGTACAGTCCTTATTGCTATAACTACACACCTCGAATACCTCCATTGTGTTTGGGTCATAGACAACTGTGTAGTCGCGCCCACCTTGCTCACCCCACTCTGATGTTAGACCAACAGCGTTAGAGCCGAAGCATTGCCATTGAAAGTGCCAGACATCGCTGATACGGTACTTAACACCCTCCATCCAATCTTTAATTGTTATCATTTAAAGCCTCCAGTTGTTTGTATATCCTAGACAGAACTTTCTCTCTTTTGTCCTCAACTTCATTCTGCTCGACATACTCACGTTCTTGACGAAGCCTGTAGTCTATCCATGCTTTATCTTGTTCTGTCATAGCATCTCCAGCCTTTGAGCATACCACGCAGCCTTGCCAGCATCATCTGAGTCCTTCTCACCTAGCCGACTAGCGTACTTGAGCAGATTGCCCCTTAGATAGCCCCTGTACTCCTCTGGTGACAGCTTGGCTTGGATGTAGTCGATAGTTTCGATTCCGCCCTTGGTGTAGTGAGGAGGGCTATTCACCATGTCTGGTCTGACTGCATCCCAATCTTGTGCTGTGGCATCGTTAATGGATTTGCTACCACAGTATTTATCAGTCCAGCCTGTCCAATCTTGGCTGCTCTTCTCATCCACCCAGTAGTTCTTCTTCTCTGGTGGTGTACAGTATTCCTGTGCCATCTTAATCTCTTGCCAAGTGTATCCGCACGTTTCGATCATGGTAGCCTCTATTTCTTCAGCAGTTAGTGGTGGTGTACGTTTCAGCAGTTCTTTGTACTTCAAAAATATCTCAACCATGATGCTTCTCCACTATGGTGTTCAGTAGATCAAACGCAGCCACCTTGTCCGAACTCATCTTGGTGTACTGCCCCTTGCTACACGCTATGCTCAACAGCACTAGCTCATGCTCTGTTGCCTTGCCCAGTGCGTCTAGTATTGAAAACGACTTGCCCTTAGTGCTATACTCGTATGTCATTTACTTCCCCTTTGTTTATATGCAATATCCCAAGCCTTACCCCCACACACCAGTTCAGCTCTCTCACGCCCAGGTATTATCCACCTTGGCTCTAACACTATCTTGTGGTAGCAGTCGCAGTAAGGCTGCACCAGATGCGGTGGTAACTGCTCAATGCCCTTGCTGGGGCAAGCAAACAAGTCGGTCATGGCGAGCATTAGGATAACTGCTATGATGATTAGTAAAAAGTCGAGGAAGTCTCTCATACATTCTCCTGCGCCACATCAAGCATCCTCTTTTGCACAGCCTCGATAGCCCTGTTGCATCCATTGCAAATGTCCACAATGTAGCCATACCCTCGCAGATACTCAATCCACGACTCCTGCTCTGGACTGACTACGCCACCATTAGACCGCTTCATCTCTATCCATAGGGCTAGAGCAGGTATGAATAAATCAGGCACACCTGCTGACACCCCCTCGTTCTTTAACCTTGCTGCCGTGCGTATGTCCCTAGATCCTCCGTTGGGTATGTGGAATATTCTAAAGCTGGGGTGCGTCTTACGCATCCATGTCACAAACATAATTTGCTCCATAGATTCGCTTGCTACCTTGCCTAAACTCTTTTTAATTATTAATGTCATGCCATGCCCTTTCAGTTACTTGATAAAATTTTCCATTCCTACGATACTTGATAATAGATGGGTGACTTGACATATTTAACACTTTGACCGCCTCATCTAAATCATTCTCTGACTCAATGCTGAATGTACTGGCTTTAGCATTGTTTGCTATTTGTGCCACCGTACCTCTCGCTTTGTCTCCGGCAAATCCATCATGAGTGACTGGAAAATACTCGGTTATAATTGGTGCGGTGAACGACCTACCATAGTACCGCACCTTAATCATTTTCTTACCTGACTGAGCAGATTTATGCGTATGCCACATCCAAGAAATAACAGCAAATGAATGAAGGCTGGCTGCACCCATAATATCGTCATCGTATAGAATTGCTTTTGGCTTTTCTCTTTTTTTGTACTCGTATCCGCAGACATGGCACTTCATTACACTCAAGTGTAGTATCTCCATGCAGACACTATCGTCTGGCATCTGACCTGGGCATATCTTCACCGGAGCATCGCCAACCTTTGTTCCCTTCTTTGCCGGTGGCTTTACCATTGTGATAGCACCATGCTTCATAACGCACCCAGCAAAATCCAAGATTAGGCAGTGATCGGTATGGGATTTCACTCGCAAGCCACGACCAGCCATCTGCACATACAACCCTGCCGACATGGTTGGTCTAGCCAAGACAATGCAATCTATGTCTGGATAGTCGAAGCCAGTCGTTAGTATGTTGGCGTTGGTTAGTATGCGTAGCTTGCCACTTGTGAACTGCTTTAAGATATTCTCTCTGTCAGTCATGGAGTGGCTTCCTGTTACGCACAATGCCTTCTCACCATACTCGGTAAATCTTGTTGCCAATGTCTCAGCGTGTTCTACTCCAGATGCAAATACCAGTATGCTCTTGCAATGCTTGGCTCTCGCTAGAGTTTCCGTCACGATGCCATCGTTAGCCTTAATTGCTGCATCGCTCAACTCGCTTGGTATAAACTCGCCACCCCTGATATGCACACCAGATGTATCAATGTGCTGTGCAGTATGCTTTGAGTGTAGCCTCGCCAAGAATCCATCATCAACCAGTTCGGTAATGCTGACTGGATTAATAATATCGCTGAACAGTGCATTATCGCCTTGGTGTATATAGCCATGACCGAGACGGTAAGGAGTGGCCGTAAAACCAACCACACGCAAGTTTGGGTTGTTAGCCATCAATGTTTTAATTAGCTTCCTATAGTTCCCCTCGTCTTTATGTGAAATCAAATGGCACTCATCTATAATGATTAAGTCAATTCCAAGTAGGTCATCGGCTCTCTTGCATATAGACTGTATGCCAGCGAATGTTATTTTATTGTCCAACACCTTCTGCCCGATAGCTGCTGAGTAGATTCCCACCGGTGCATCAGGCCACAACAACAGCAACTTGGCATGGTTCTGCTCGATCAACTCCTTGACGTGCGTTAGCATCAGGATAGATGTGTCAGGCCATGACTCCAAGGATTGCTTAACCAATGCTGCAATCAATACACTCTTGCCGGATCCAGTAGGCATCTCCACGCATGGATTGCCTATTGGATTACCCTCAAACCACTCATATATTGCTGATAGAGTATGGTTTTGGTATGGTCGCAGTTTCATCCAACCACCTCACCACCACATGACAGCCTGAAGTTCTGTGCCAGCTCATCGTCAACTATGGATTCGCAACCACCAGGATTAGTGAGCAACTCCTTAGATGTGAATACATTATAGCCACGCTCACCATTGCGTACCCATGTCTCGCCAATCTTCCATGACACTAGACCACCGTCCTCTACTTGCATCTGGTACGGAACTAAATCCATATGAAGTATGTGGGCATCGCAGCCAGTGAGTTGCGCCTCGAATGGGATGGTAGTATCCCAATGTTGGCAGTGCGCTGTACCATCATCGTTGAATGTGATGTTGGCGCAGGTACGGCAATGAGTTTCCTTTGCCGGTACACCCTTGTGGCAAGTGTCGCGTGATGAGCAGAACTTGCACTCAAACCAACTAGGGTCATTTGTCAATGGCTCTGGTATGCGATCAGATTTAATGATGCGGTGCGCCCTCTCCACAAGTGCCTCGTAAGTCTTTTTGCAGAACCTGACACGCTCTGTATAGATGTTGTCATTGTCTTTGCAGATAGCCACATACAATGCCCTCTCGATACCGAACTTGCCCATGTACACTTGCATCTGTGCGAAGTGCTGTATCTTGGATATTTCAACTCCATCCTTAGACACCGAGTTAAAACTCTTGAGGCTGTGAGTCTTAATCTCCAGAACGTGCTTGGCTTTCGGTGACTCCGGTACGCCAGATACAATGATGCCATCACACGAACCTGCAAAGAAGCCATCCTTGAAGCCAAACTGCCTCTTGGTGGATGGGTTAACGTCATCAACAATCAAGCCAGCATTGCGTAAGTCCTTCACCAATGGCAACTCCTCATCTTGACCGCGCCTGAACAGTCTAAGCATACGACCATCAAAGTCCTCACGATTAATCCAGCGAAAGCCGTACCAGATCTTGCGGTCACACGAATCACCAATGACGGATGCGCCCAGGTGAGGTCTTGGTGTGTCGTTTACTTTAGCCTTGATGCCAGCGTATATCTGCTCTACTAACTTGTTAGCGTATAAATCCATTTTCATTTTAATATTCCAAATTAGGTGGGCGGTCTAAGTGCCGCCCTGACTTATGCTATTTTGCCCACGGTGGGGACTTGGCACCAGTTGCTGTAGCACTAGGTGCTGGTGCGCTACCCATAGCAGATGGTACTGGCTTCCACGACTTGACACTGTTGGAAATCTTGCCGTTGTATTCGCTCTGTGTGACATACACTAAAACGCGACCTCCAACAAACTTTGTCACTTCTTCAGGTGAGTTAATGCTCGACACACCTGTTGACTCCATGAGCGTACGGAATTGCGTACGCCCGATGTTCTCAGCAGTAGAGCTTGCGTTCTTGGTGGTAATCATGCCGAATATAACACGCTTGGCATACTTGCCCTCGTCAACCGCGAGCTGGATGTTGAGATACTCCGAACCCTCGTTCTTGCCTTGCTTAATCTCACACTTGCGAACTGCTACTTTATACTCGCCCTCCGGTAGTGGTGAGAAGTCCTGCTCTTGGTGGTCATCTACTGGTAAATCTTTTACGTTAATTGCATGGTCAAAAAAGCTCATATTATCTCCTATAGTGATTCAATTGAAAAGGTTGGTCTGCCTGGAGTAGTGGTAACTGCTCCGCTTAGTGCTGCTCGTATTGATTCTGGTTCTGCCCTCCATTCTGTTGTGTTAATCTCCGCTTTCCAGCGGAAGATGGTTGATAGTTTGTCCGATATACCCAACTCAGCAGCAATCTGCTGCACCTTGTCGGTATCCACCTTACGATTTAATCGTGATACAATTTTAATCTTGTGACCGTCTGTTGCAAAATTAGCAGTACCCTCGCCAGTGGGTAATACACCATAGAAGTCAACTAGCTTGTCCTCAATTGACCTTCTAAGGGTTGTCGCATCATGCTCCATGCTTTTTGCACCCATCCATTGGGTGACTAGGTTTTGAATATCCATCTCAGCCCCCAATCTTTTTAATGATCTCGCCCAAGTCTGGGGATTCCCAAGTATCCAACTTGCCAGACCTATCCTTGGCTTGCCACAATCCATCACTGCTAGTCATAATTGCTCTAACTGGATTGCGCTCGGCATCCATCTCCACCCTTAGTGCTAGTACCTCGTCAAAAAAGTATGGAAGTGACTGTCCTGTCTTATTACCTGGCATACTAGGTGAGTAAAGAATCTTACCTGCCTCGTCTGTGGCCTTCTCGCACTTGGCGGTGAAGTAAACGTGCTTGCCGGCCAAGTCGCGGAAGGCTCTAATAATTCCACCAACTTGATCCTGCATTGCACCATAAGCTGCGCGCGGATCTTTATTTACCTTCTTCTCATGGATTAGCACGACCTCTGCCAACTCCGAGATAGAATCCAATGCGATTGATTGGTACTCACCGGCTTCCTTGGATTCGGTTGCCCATGTGTACGCTTCTCTCAAGTCATCTATTGACTTTATCTCAATATATGGTAGGTCAGCACTCTGGATAGACAACAGCCCAGCCTCTGCACTAATGATGATTGGTGTGGGCAATGTCGCACATAGTGACGTCTTTCCAGCACCAGCGTTACCGTATACCAACATCTTGACACCGTTGGTGTGAACGCCACCAGTTTTTAAAATTTGTATAGCCACTTCGTTCTCCTTAATTTTCTACGCAGTCGGATTCTTTCCATTCGGTAGTGGACAAACTATAGCATACCTAAATCTCGAAAGCAACACTTTAGTAAAATATATTTACAAGATAATTGCATCTCTGCTATAATATTCAGTCGTGGAATAACTTTCAGGGGGGAAAATGGATATTGCAAGCATCAAATTGGCCTTAAAAGACCATAACTTAAAGGCAGTTAGTCGAACAACTGGCGTTAGTTATAGCGCAATACGCAAGATAATGAATGGCAAAGGCGAGACGGTATCAGTCCGAACGGCCACCCGACTATCCAATTATTTAGAAGGGATTGCTGCATGATTTACCCCATACTTGTTCACGACCTACCGATAGAAGATCGCACACCAGTAGACTACAACACCCAATTAATCAACGACATGATTAAGGCCGGCATAACGCCACCACAAACAATTAACTATGATGGTACGCTGTACCGTTTCAGCTCTGATGGGAAGAGAGGCGATCTTAATGGTTGGTATGTTGCCTTCAATACTGGTCTACAAAATGCCGTCTTTGGCTGTTGGAAGCAGGGCGTTACAGTCTCATGGAGAGCAGATATAGGGCGCAAGCTATCATTCACCGAGGAGATGGAATTAAAGAAGCGCATCACCGAGGCCAAGTCAGCAAGGGATCGTGAGCGCGGAGAGAAGGCTAGTGCCGCTGCCGAGACTGCCTCGTCTATTATTAATAGCGCATCCGCTGCCGATGACAGCCACCCTTACCTAGTTAAGAAGGGCATCCAGGCGCACGGTGCATTAGTTGCCGGTGATGGCCGCCTAGTCATACCAATATGCTCAGATGGCCATGACGATATAACATCAATCCAATATATAGATGGGGACAGCCGTAAGCAGTTCTTGGCCGGTGGTGCTGTTGCCGGTGGGTGGTGGCATATAGGCGAAATGACAAATGCTCCAATCGTCTTTATATGTGAGGGCTTCGCGACTGCCGCGTCTATCCATGAAGCAACTAGGCAGACAGTAGTAATTGCCTTTGCTGCCAACAACTTGCACAAGGTTGCCTTGGCCGTCAGGGAATTAGTTGGGGTGCGTTGCCGTATCACCATATGCGCGGATCGTGATGACTCTGGTGTTGGTGAATTGAAGTCTGGCCAAGCTGCATCCGCAATTGGTGCGCGTGTCGTGGTATCGCCAACTCCAAGTGATTTTAATGATGCCGTACAATCTGGGGTTGACATTAAAGAATTGCTCATGCCAGTAGTCGCCAGTACCGGCTGGCTTATTAATGCAGATGTGCTATGCGCTCAAGATATAACAGTCCGTTGGCTCATTAAGCATTGGATACCGCGCAACAGTCTGATAATGTTACATGGTGCGTCCGGCTCTGGTAAGTCATTGGTTGTATTGGATATGGTGGCGCGTATCGCATCCGATAGCATGGGAGACTGGGAAGGGCATAAGGTTAGGCATGGCAATGTAATATATTTAGCCGGAGAGGGACATACCGGCATGGTGGCTCGGATGCGAGCATGGCAAGAGCATAATAATATCAACAGCTTGGGCAACATCTGGGTTAGTAGTAGCGGCTGCGATCTCAATAGTAGTGGCGGTCTGCAATTGGCGCGTGAAAGCATACTTGCCGTGTGCGAATCGCCAGACCTGATTGTAGTCGATACGCTGCATCGGTTTATGTCTGGCGATGAGAATAGTGCTCAAGATGCCGGAGAGATGATTAGGGCGTGTGCAGAATTACAGTCCGAGTTCAATTGTAGCGTACTGCTAGTGCATCATACTGGCGTAAGCGAGGCTGCCCAAGGACGTGCGCGCGGCTCGTCTGCCTGGAAGGGCGCAATGGAGAGCGAAATATCAATTGTTGCCG